TATTGATTACATCACACCTACAAGTGTAGGTAACGCAACTTTTTTTGGTGACCGAACAGTATCAGGAACTTATGTAGGAGGTGTTACTTCTCCAACTAGAGTTTGTTTTGGAGGAGCATTTACACCTTCAGTATCAAACATTATTGATTTTGTAGAAATAGCAACAACTGGAAACGCTGTTGATTTTGGAGATCTAACGGTAGCTTTAAGAGGTGCAGGAGGATGTTCGAGTTCTACAAGAGGTGTTTTTATGGGAGGTCTTACTCCAACTTTTCTTACAGATTTACAATATATCACAATAGCTTCTCAAGGAAACGCAACAGATTTTGGTGATTTAAATACTGCAGTAAGAGATACAGCAGGAGTATCAAACAGTGTTAATGGTTTTGCTTCTAGTGGTGATACAGGATCACCAGATAATTTTATAGATAAATTTGTAATTACTTCAGGGGGTAATGCCGTAGATTGGGGTGACTTAACTATTGCAACAAAAAATGCAGCATCTACTTCAAACGCGCACGGCGGACTAAACGACGGGTATCAAGGAACAAGAATTAAACCTGTACCAAACGGTTTTGGTTCAGGTGACATCGGAATATTTAATGGGGGTGAAGCTACAACAAATGTAGCGGACTTTGTACAAATATCTACTTTAGGTAATGCTCAAGATTTTGGAGACTTAGCAAGAACAAATGATAATGGAGGTGCTATGGCCAATGGCACAAGGTATGTGACTAATGGAGATAATAATGCAGATTTAAATACTTACTGTGTTGAATTTGCAACAAAAGGTAATTTTGCATTTTTTGGTGACCTTACAGCACAGAGATGGCTAGGTGGAACAGGGGGAGATAAAACAAGGGGCATAAATTATTCTGGTTTTCAATCTCCAGGAGGTCAAAATAATACAATTGATTATTGTACTTTTTCAACAATAGGTAACTTTACAGATTTTGGTGATGCAAATGTTGCTTCTTATTTTGCTGGTGGAACTTGTAATTCAACAAGAGTAATTAAAGCGGGTGGTATTTCTTCAGGACCTGCAACTTTTACAGATTCTATGGAATATATTACCACACAATCAACAGGAAATGGGACAGATTTTGGTAATCTATTAGCTGCAAATCAATCTCCAACATTAGGTGTAGTATCAAATGCAACCAGAGGAGTTTTTGGAGGTGGAGCAACTCCAGGTATTACAAACGTTATTCAATATATAACTATTGCATCAACTGGTAATGCAACAGACTTTGGTGATTTAACTGTTGCAAGGTCTCTAGCTGGAGGAGCAAGTAATTCTACCAGAGGTGTTTTTGCAGGAGGATCAGAGCCAGGCAATGGAAATACTATTGATTATATTACAATTGCTGCAACTGGTAACGCAACAGATTTTGGTGATTTAACAATAAATGTTTCTAGACATGGTGGAAATTCTAACGGTCATGGGGGGCTAAGTTAATGTCTAATTCAGGAAAAGTTTGGGATATACGAGAAGCTTATAAACAGCAAAGAAATAATGCTTGGTCAAGAGGAGACATTGGTGTTTCTAGTGATTCTAGTAGTGCAACAGTAAATAAAATTCAAATATCAACAACAGGTAATGCAAGTGCTTTTGGTGATATAACTGTTGCAGGAAATAGTAATGGGGGAGCCATGGGTGGAAGTCCAACAAGACTTTTATTTGGTGGTGGTAACCAACCTGATACAAGTAATATTATATGTTACAAAGAATTTTCTGCTGATAGTAATTTTGCTGACTTTGGAGATTTATCAGTAGACAGACAAATGCTTACAGGCGCTAGTAATGGTCTTCGTACAGTTTTTGCAGGGGGAAGACAAGCTGATGGTGGTCCTTTTACAACAAGTAACAGAATGGACGTTTCAACATTTGCTAGTTTAGGAAACGCTGTTGATTTTGGAGATTTAACGGTAGCAAGGTTTGGAGCAGGTTCTATGCAAAGTCCAACAAGAGCAGTATTTGCAGGTGGCGGAGATCCTGCCAATGTTATAGATTACGTTACATTTGCTAGTTTAGGAAACGCTGTTGATTTTGGTGATATTGGCACAAGCACAACTTATACTTATTTTGGTGGTTCAAGTTCTGAAACTAGAGGTGTTTTTGGTGGAGGCGGTAATCCAAGTAATGCATCAATTATAAATTTTATAACAATGGCTTCTACGGGAAATTCACAGGATTTTGGTGATTTAACAGTAGATAGAATAACAATGTCAGCTGCAGGTAATAGCAATAGAGTTTGTTTTTTTAGTGGCCAACAAAACGTACCAGGTGGACCAGGTACAAATGTAATAGATTTTGTAACTATAGCTACAACAGGTAACGCTTCAGATTTTGGCGATGCAACTGGAAACTTAGGATTTAAAACTGGAGGTCATTCTAACGGTCATGGTGGAATTGTTTTAGGTAAATTACAACGTCCATCAGTAACCTATATGCCTGGATCAGGGAGAGGATTGTTTGCAGGGTCACACGATCCATCTGCTTCAGCTGTCATAGATATGATTAGTATACCTACTTTAGGTAATGCATCAGATTTTGGAAATTTAAGTGTTGCAAGAGGAAGAGCAGGAGCAGGGTCATCTTTAACTAGATTAGTAGTAGGAGGTGGTGAAGAACCAAGTGCATCAAATGTAATTGATTCTACAGAAATGCAATCTCAAGGTAATAGTGCTGATTTTGGAAATTTAAGTGTTACTCGTAATCAAGTAGGTGGTTTATCAAATCAAACTAGAGCAGTTTTTGCGGGGGGTTTTGTTTCTCCAACTTTTTATGACACAATGGATTACATAACAATTGCAACTGTAGGTGATGCAACTGATTTTGGAAATTTATCAGCAGCAAAAGGTTCAATTGGAACAACCTCAAGTTCTACAAGAGGACTAATGGGTGGAGGTAGAAGTCCTTCTCAAACAAATGTTATAGAATATATAACTATTGGATCTACAGGTGATGTAACTGATTTTGGAGATTTAACTCAAGTTATGTCAACAAACGCAGGAGCTTCTTCTTCAACAAGAGGATTGTTTGCTGGTGGATTAAATCCTGGAGATAGTGCAGGTATAAATGTAACTAGTTATGTAACGATAGCTTCAACAGGTAATGCAACAGACTTTGGTGATTTAACTGTTGCTAGGTATATTGTTGGTGGTGGAGCATCTAATAATATTAGAGCAGTTTTTGCAGGAGGAAAAGCTCCTGGTACTACTAATACAATAGATTATTTTACTATTGCAACTATAGGTAATGCTGCTGATTTTGGAGATTTAAATGCAAATGATGCTGGAATAGCAGAAGGTCAATGTTCAGACTCACATGGTGGTTTACAAGCTTAATAAAATATAGTATACACTCTGTATGAAAGAAGAACTATTACAACTGTTTCCTACACCTTTATTAATTGTACCTTACGAAGAGTCTATTGATAAAGAACTAGCATATTTAAAAACTATTAGTTATCGTGAGCAACAACAAAATGGTAACTTTAGATCTGATGATTCGTACTTGTTACGTAGTGAAGAATTTAAAAACATAAAAATTTTTTTATCAGAGTCAGTTAATAAATTTACAGAAAATGTTTTAAACTCAAAACAAAGATTAGTTATAACTCAGTGTTGGGCCAATAGAAATCCTAAAGGGTCCAAGCACCATGAACATGTACATCCAAATAGTATTATATCAGGTGTAATGTATTTTCAAATAAACGAAAAGCTACCACCTATATCTTTTTCAAAAACAAATCAAGATGGTATGAAACTAGATCCTGAAAAATACAATTATGTAAATTCTGAATCTTTTATGTTACCTTGTAAAACAGGTGAACTAATATTATTTCCATCTTCACTAAAACATAGCGTACCTATTAATCAAGGTGATGAAGATAGAATAAGTGTATCCTTTAATACTTTTAGTATTGATGTAATAGGATCAGAACAATCACTAACTCATTTAGATATTAGGAGGTTAATGAATGAGCACAATTAAAAGTTATATATACGTAGAAAACCACATACCAAAAGAAGTATGTGAAGAGTTAATAGATGAATGTAACAAAGGTATATGGAAAAAACATACTTGGAATAATTATGCAGCAGGTACATTTGAATCTGAGCCTACAAAAGAATTAGATGTAATGAGTTGTACTAAAGAACAACAGGCAAAAATTACACCATACTTAGTTAAAGCATTAGGTGAGTATCAAGAAAAGCATAGTACACCAGGAGAAAAAACTCAAGGACCATGGCTTAGTAAATTTAGTCCAATAAGATTTAACAGGTATCAAGTTGGTACTATGATGAGAGAACACTACGACCATATTCATTCTATATTTGATGGTCAAATGAAAGGTGTTCCAATAGTATCTATTGTAGCTAATCTAAATGAAGATTACGAGGGCTGTGAATTTTATTGCAGAGGAGAGAAAATTGAGTTAAAAACAGGTGATATACTACTATTTCCATCTAACTTTATGTATCCGCATGAGGTCAGGGAAACAATAAAAGGCACCCGATACTCTTTTGTAAGTTGGGCTTTTTAATATATAATGAGGTTATATGTTACAAAAAATAGGATTCCAACCAGGATTCAACAAACAAATTACAGAAACCACAGCCGAAGGACAATGGGTTGATGGGGATAATGTAAGATTTCGTTATGGTACACCTGAAAAGATAGGTGGCTGGTCACAGTTAGGTGAGTCTAAACTTACAGGAGCTGCAAGAGCTTTACATCATTTAGTTAATAGGTCTGGTAATAAGTTTGCAATTATAGGCACAAACAGAATTTTATACGCTTATACAGGTGGTGTATTTTATGACATTCACCCTATTAAAACTACAACAACATTAACCAATGCATTTAGTACAACGAATGGTTCACCAACGGTCACTTTAACATTCAGCACGGACCACGGAATACAAGAAAATGATATTATACTTTTAGATAATTTTACAGCTATTACAAACTCTGATTATACGGCTGCAGATTTTGATGATAAAAAATTTATGGTAACAAGTG